GGAGGCGTACCAAAGCCACCGGGCGGGAGCACCACGAACTGCTTGAGCGCCCGACCGTACTGACGGCGGTTCTGCGGGTTCACCGGATAGACACCGGCGATGGTGAAGGTGTCACCGACCGTGCAGACCGGGCTCGAGGCCGTGAAGCCCTGCACGCCCAGCGTGCCCTGCGCCGCCCAGCCGCTGGTCAACAGTGCGCCCGTGCCAGCGGTGTTGTAGAGCGTGAAGGCGGTCGCGGTGCCGGTGTTGGTGCCGGTGGTGAACACGTAGGTGTTCTGATCTTCCCACCAGTCCAGACCCGCCCATTCCTTGGCGACCATGCCCTTTTCGTTGAACTCGCTCAACTTCGCCTGCGGGTTGAACAGGCCCTTCATCGCATCCGTGGCAGCGGACATGGTGATGGGATCGAGCACGCAGTTCTTCTCGCCCTCCGTGGGGCAGGCTTCCATCGCCAGGTATGCGCGAGCGTCCGAGAAGATCTTGTAACTCGCGGGCTGCACACCAGGAGTTCCCAGCACCGTGGCGGTGTTGAGCGTGAAGTACGCGGCCGAGTCCGCATCGATACGGTTGGCGACCGTGGCGATCTGCGGCTTGAGGATGCGCTTCTTGAACATGTCCATCGAGAGCGCCAGATCCTGCGTCGTGAACTGCACGTCCACGTGGTACTGGTAGTTGAGGACAACCGGCGTATAGGTCTCGAAGGTGTCCTCCACCAGAAGCGGGGGACCGTAGGTGCCGATGTAGCGGGGCGGACGGCGGATGTTCACCGTGTTCCCGACTTTCGCGCCGGTCTGAGCGAATTCGTTCGAGTACTGACGCTCGACGCGGTTCGCTATGACCAGCTCGTTTTCGAGCACGACAAGAGCTTCATTCGTGATGTAGCTCATCGTGAGGAGCTGTTGAGTCATTGAAAGTCTCCGAAAGGGTTAAGAATTACCCCTTCCGCTTATTCTTCTCCCGCTCAAAGGCCCGGAGCTGCTTGAAGTCCATCTTCGATGGATCAACCGTCACAGTCCCCGCTCCCTGAGAGGAGATCGGAGTAATCGGAGGTGGGGCAGTAGATGTACGTGTCTCGACCTTGACCGGCTCAACCTTGGGCTCAACCTTGTCCTCAACCTTTTTCGCAGACTCACTCGCTGTCTCAAATCGGGCTTCAACTTTGCCTAACCGTGCCAACGCCGTGATCGGCGGCAGCTTCAGAATCTTGGTCAGCTCCTCACGATTCTTGGCGAAGTAGTAGGTCAACTCACCCACTTGCTCGCTCTCCATTAGGAACTGCATCACGTAAGGGGGGATGTCCTGCTCATTGCGGGCGTTCACCGCCTCCTCGAAATCGGCATACTTGGCCTTGGTGACATCCAGCCGCTCCTTGACCTTGGCCTCAAGCACTGCCCGCTCCTTGGCTTGTGCGGCCTCGGCCTGCTCGCGCTTGAACTGCTCGACGCGGAACTCGGCCTGCGCATCGGTGAACTTGTCCCACTGGAACTCGCCCTTGTCATTGCGGAAGATCGGATCTTCCTTGTCCGGGGCCTTCACGTCTGGGACGGCCTTCACAGGGGCGGCACGCGCCTTGAGCTCGTCCAGCTCCCGCGCCAACTTGTCACGCTCGGTTTCCACGAGCCGCCGCTGGTTGTACTGGCTCTCCGCCAGCCGCTCGTTCTCGTCGCGCTCCTCCTGGATACGCTGCCGCAACGCCTTCTCGGCCTTCAACTCGCGGTGCTTCTTGGCGATCTTGGCCTTGGCCTGCTCCAAGGTCTCCTCGGGCATCAGATCGCCATCGGCCTCGACCGCAACTTCCTTCGGTTCCTCCTTGGCCACCACCTCAGGCTTGGACTCTTCCTTCGAGGCCTCCTTGGGGATGACATCCTTCATGTTCTCGGTTTTGCCCGATTCGATGAACTCGTTCAATCCTGCGGAGGTGATGACCTTGCTCATACCTTCACCAGCGTACAAATGAGGTCTGATGCCACCTCTTTGTAGAAACTCAGCGCGAAGATCTTGGAAGTGTCATTGCGGTTGGCGAACTCACCATGAATGCCGCCATACCCCCAGGTCGCCTGGAAGTCGCAGCTATACCCGTCCTTGTTCCACTCAATGTCGTTGTCCGGCGCGTTATCCGCCCGCCACTTCTTCGACACGTAGTAGTAGAGCATTTCAGACACGGGCGGCCACTGATGGGTGAAGTCCCCATAGGCGCGATTGGATGACCACATCGGCGTGATGATGGTGGCCTTCGCACCCATCTGCATCACGCGGTACATCTCGTTGAAGATGAATACCCGATCCTTCCCGCCAAAATGCTCGAGCGCATGAGACATGTGGATTTCCGCCACCGTGTCATTTTTCCACGGCCACGGTTTCAGAAGATCATGCACGACATCCACATTGTCGTACTTGTTGCGATCAACCCCGAGAAACCCTTCCTTCTTGTTCTTCCCGCAGCCCAGATCGAGCTTGATGGGTTCCGACACGACGACAGCCTTCAACTTTGCCTTAGCCATTTATGCAACCATCCTTTTGCCCTGTATCAACCACTCTGGATGCGCAAGCGTCCAGTCCACAATCCGTTTGATGCTTTCCTCAACCGCGCACGGCGGGGTCCACCCCAGCGCCGCAAGCTTCTTGCCACTCAGCCCGTACCGCAGGTCATGCCCCGGCCGCTGGGAGTGGAAGTCGATCAGCTTGTAGCGAAGATTCGCCCCGACCGCCTCGGCAATACGCTGCGCGAGTTCGAGATTGTCCATCTCACGCTCGCCCACCACGTTGTACTTCTCGCCTGGAATGCCATTGGCGAGGATGAACAGCATCGCATCGGCCACGTTCTCGGCATCGATGTAGAAGCGCGTCCCGGGCTTGGTGCAGGTCTTGTCCGCATGGATCAACACCTCCTGGCCATCGCGCGTCTTGGCAATGGTCATCGGCACCATCTTCTCGGGATGCTGGCGCGTGCCAATCACGTTCATCGTGTGCGTCGTGATGACAGGCAGCTTGTAGGTGTTGTGATACGAAAGCCCAAGCTGCACGGCCCCGGCTTTCGTAGCGGCATACGGATTCCCGGCGTTGTACCGATCATCCTCTGCGTAAGCCACACCTGGTGGGGCGGGACCGAAGATCTCATCGGTGCTGAAGTTGAGGAACTTCTCGCATCCGGTCATGCGGGCGAAATCGAGGATGTTGCAAGTCCCAACCACGTTGTCCTGCACAAACTCCATCGGGCACTCAATCGAGCGATCAACGTGAGTTGCGGCGGCGAGGTGCAGGATGTAATCGTGCGCCCCGATCTGTGCGGCCAACTGGTCATTCGCGGGCGCTCTCAAGTCGTGATACACGAACTTGACCCGCGAGTTCTTCGCCGCCCCGATCTCAGCCAGACGGTTCAGATTCCCGCTGCAATCGAGCCGGTCAATGATGGTGATGCGCCAGTTCGTCCGCTCCAGCATGGCCTTGACCATGTGATGACCGATGAAGCCTGCGGCTCCGGTGATGAGGACCTTTACCATACGTGGTCCTCCGGTCCGAACTTGCCTTCAAAGTCATAATGCCCCACACGCACCGAGCAATCGATGGCGCAGCGATAGCCGAACTTGCGCGCCTTGCTCCAGAAGGTCAGATCCTGCGTGCCGACCCCCTTGCCGTCCTTGCCGTTGTAGGTCTCAAACCAGGGCTTTTCGATGTTCTTGTCCTTGAACATCTTCATCCGCCAGATGTTGAATCCCATCCCAGTCCCGTAGCACTCCACCAATCCGCCATTGGGATCGGGGGGAACAGGCCGGTAGTTCACGATGGGGTCCTTAATATCTCCCCAGATCTGGGCGACCCCTTCAGGCCCCTTGGTGTAGTAGAGGCCACCGACGCAACTGAGCTCTGGGTGAGCCTCCATGCGTTCCAGGAGCCGTATGACCCCATCCGGAGGCGGCATGTTGTCCGCTTCAATGGTCAGCAGGTACTCCCACTGACTCAGATCCGGATGGGCCAGAATCTGCTCGATCGCCGTGGAGTAGGCATCCCCCACTTCCATGCCCGTGGCCAGTATCCGGCACACCCCGTTGTTCGGGGGAAAGGCCATGTTCATCCACGATAAGACCACTTTGGCCGCAATCAGGTCGGATGAGGGCATCACCACCACGATCCGTTGCTTCTTCCACGATGAGCCTTTGATCAACCTGGCGCTGGTTTTGTCGAGGTCCTTGTTGTGCGCTCCAGCGAAGTCCTGAATCATCAATTGAGGTTTCACGCCGTCTCCTTTTAAGCCGTCAGCCATGCCAAACTGGCACCACCACCACTCGCCGTGCCTTTGTACGAGACCAAAAGCTGCGCAATGATGGTATTGCCAAGGGTCCAGGAATCAACCGCATCGTCCGTCACGGTGCTGGTGTTGATCCGATAATCTGCTGTGCCGTTCGCCTTCGTCGTCGCACTTGTGGTGTCCTGCTGGACGGCCACGTTGGTGTACGCCGCCCCACCGCTTCCACAAGGGGCTGCATAGCCTGCATTGGCGTTGAACCCGCTCGAGGTCAACGCATGCAAAACCAGATCGTAGGCGGTCGTGTTCGCCCCACTTGAAGTCAGCGTCTGGGGGCTCGCCTGAGCGCCACCCCCAGATCCATGGGTGTTGGCCTTGTCGACCGCCGTCACGCCAGTCACTTCCGCCCAAGCCACCGTGCATATCCCTGTGCCGGTGCTGTAGTTGATCGTGATGACCTGCGTCCCGGCCGTGGCCGACAGACAGCTGGCAGAAAACACCTTGTGCTTATCCCCGCCACCGGGATCTATGGCGGCATCCACTGTCCAGGTATTGGACTTGTCATCCGTGACCGTGATGGTGACGCCCGAGGCCGCCACAGAGCATTCCACCGGCCCCCACAGGACCAACTGGCTCCCAGAGGTCGAGGTGGCCGTCATGGTCACCGTGTTGGTCGCGGCCAGAGCCGAGGTGGTCGATGAACCCGATTGCACGATGGCGGTCACAGTCGCACTTCCTTCACCCGCTCACAGTAGACCCAGTGCAGGTAGTGGCCGCGAAACTCCTCAACCGCCTCGAGCTGCTCTCGCAATCGCTCGCGCTCCTGACCTTCGCTGGCGTGATAGGCCACGCAAATGCGACAGTATTCCTCCTGGCTCATGGGTGAGCACTCATCCAGTTGTACTGGACCTGTCCTTGTCCCTGGGTTGGGGTGCCATTCACATCCGTGATCATCACATCATCCCCATTGCCCCAGGTGTCCCAGGCCCATCCGATCATGCTCACCGAGTATGTATCGCACCATGCACACACGTTGCTGATAAAGGGCTCGCTGGCCCCTGTCGCCCCACCGGCACCTGTCTTGCCCCCGTTTTCGGTGATGATGACCGGGTAGCCGGAGCCCAGGATGTTCTGCGCATAGGTGTAGGAGGCCGACCCGTAGTTCGGAAGCCCATACCCCGTGTTGCCATAGGTCGGTGACGCTGCAGGGTAGCAGTGCCATACCGCCCCGATCTGACTCACCCATCCGGCCCCATACCCTGCCGGGGTCGGGTCCGTGGGTACGTTCGCCGCCCACTGATCCAGAAGCGATGAGTAGTTCAGCCCGCTCGCCAGGTACACGTTCGTCGCACCCGTCGCACGGATCGTGTTCAGAATCTGCTGATGCCCGGCCACCGTCCACGATGAAGCACCCGTCACCGTCGCGGTGGCCCCGCTCGTGACCCCGGTGATTACGGTCCCGACCGGGAGCGGTCCCAGGGTGTTCCCAAAGTTCACGTAGCAGTGCAACGTGGAGTTGGGTGGGTAATAGTGGGTGATGAGCCCATTGGTGCCGTTCGAGCCCGTAAAGGCCTCTGGCCCCACAAACGTCCCACTGTTGACTGTCACCGGGAAGGGCGACACCTGAACCTGATAGTTCGGACCGTTCCCATTTCCCTTGTAGGTCGAGAGCGTCCCGCCTTGCATCACCAGCGGCCAGCTGTAGATGATCGGCTCGTTGTAACCCTCGAACATCACCGCCCGGTTGGCCGCACTCCCGTTGGGATACCCAAAGGTGTTCGCCACCGAGGTCCAAAAGTCGAGTGATCGGTCGCCATCGCACATCTCGCTCTGCGCCAGCGGGGCACCATACCCGGGCTGCGACCAGTGCAGATCGAGCGCCACGTACAACCCCGCCGCAGTCAGCGCATTGACCTGCGTGACCACTTGCGCCTGATACTGCCCCGATGGATCTGGGTTGATCGTCTGCGCGTTGATGCTGTAGACCGTGTGCCCGAGCCAGGATGCCATGTTGAGCGGTATCCGACACACGCTCATCTTCCACGGGTTCACCATCTTCGAGATCTTCGGCCCATGCGCCTGCCCGGCCTGAGCGCCCGAACAGTCTGGATTCCCAAACCCGTTGATCGCTGCGAGCTCGTAGCCGCTGTAATTCGCCCCGCGCATGAACAACTGCTGTCCTGCGCCGTTGACGAACTTGTTACCCGCGATCTTCACCGTGCCATCAAAGGCACCAAACCCACCACCAGATGCAGTCACGGCCACGCCACCGCCTGACATGACCACCCGCCCACCGGCCATCTGCACTGCGCTCATCAGGCGTTACGGAATATGAGCGCCAGATTGGCCACCGAAAGGGCCGAACCCGTCTGGTTGATCCCAGACAACGATGCGGCAGCCAGCACCCCGGTGGTCGCAACACTCCATACCCCCATGCCTCCGTACATGTTGGTACTGGTCGCCGTGGCTGCAAAATCGATGTAGTTCACCGCCGATTGCACGTCATTCCCGCCGTATAGCGACTGCGTGACACTCGCCGCCGTGGCCGCCGTCACCATGTTGAACCCGACGATGTACTCGCCCGGTGCCATGTTGAAGTTGACCGGCACCGATATCGGATACAACGCACTTTGCGACAGATACGTGGCCCCCGCCGTATTGGAGGCGTAGCTGTAGGTGGTCTGCGTCGAGCCGCTCGAGAGCGACGAGAGCGTGCTGGCGTTCTTCGTGTAGATGATCGCATAGCGAGACTGCACGTAAGAGACCGTTCCAGCACCCGCAGTGGTGCTGTGCGACATCGCCAGCAACGCATCGATCCGGGTTCCCGTCACCGGCACCGGCACCTGCACGTATACAAATGACAGCGAGGCGTTCCCGGGAGCACTCAGCGCGGTCAACTCCTGGTCGGGCCAGATGTAGCGAGTCCGATAGGGCACCGAAAGTGTCAACCCAGTCGTGTTCAGGGCCATCGAGTAGTTGCCCGTGGTCGAGCCAATGCTCGTCCCGGTGCCCGCCAGGTTGCCCGCATTGATACTCAGCGCAATGCTGGAGCTGTTGGCGGTGAGCGTGACGGCGATGTTCCCGGTCGTTGCCGTTCCCGTCCCCACTCCAGCCAAGTTCGACCCGTTGAACGACAGCCCAGAGCTGTTGAGCGTGATCGAAGCCCGGCCCGTCACCGCCGTGTTCGTGCCGGCCAACCCGCTGCCATTGAAACTCAACCCCGTGGTGTTGAGCGTGATCAAGGCATTGCCCGTGATCGCTGTGGCGGTCCCCGCCAGGTTCGCGACATTGACGCTCAGGCCGCTGGTGTTGAGCGTCACAGAGACGTTTCCGGTGACCGCCGTATTGGTCCCTGCTATGCCTCCAGAGGCCTGCGTCTGGACACTTTGGGCCGCCACAGAGGCGGTTACGATAGACCCTGCAGAGGTGCCCCAGGTCACGTTATTCGCGTTCGTGAACAGCATCTGCGAGGCTGTGAACGATCCGGCGCTGTTGGAGACCGTCAGGGCCGGCACACCAATGCTGATCGTGCTGACGTTCGTGCTGATCGACACGATCCCGGTCGCCGACATGCTGGAGGTCTGCGGGACCGAGAACAGCACCGATTGGGCACCGCTGCCAATGGTCAGCGCCCCGCCATTGTTCGACATCACCACCGTACCGCTGGTGAAGGTCGTATTGCTCGCCGCAATGGCGATTCCACCGCCAGCGGCCACGGTCAGCCAGTTGGGTACCCCAAGGGAGAGCCCCGCTGAGTTGTTCGTCCCCACCAGCACGCTTCCAGCGGTCGTGGTGGTCGTAAAGCCCGACCCTGCAATGGCCCCCGAGGCTTGGGTCTGCACGCTCTGCGAGGTGGAGAAACTCCCCACGATCGCGTTACCTGCACTGGTGTAGAAGGTCAGGTTGTTCGCGTTGCTGAAACTGATGGCACCCGACAAGGATGCCGTTCCACCTCCCGTGTTGTTGGTGGCCGCCACCACCAGGGACACGTTGGACACCGAGGACTGCGCCGCCGTGGTGATCCACGCTGGCACCCCAAGATTCAACCCCGCCGTGTCGTTGGTCCCAACCAGCAACACCCCAGCGGTCGCATTGGTCGTGAACCCGCTGCGGGGGATGTTCCCCGAGGCCTGAGTCTGCACCGACTGTGCAAAGCTCGCCGTCGCCGTGATCGTCGAACCGTTGAGCCCGAAGGACACATTGTTCGAGTTCGACAGCACGAGGCTCTGGAGCGCGGTGGTCGTGGTCCCCGCCGAGATCGACAGCGGGGAGGCGGCCACGGAAGCCCCGATAATCGTGATCGTGCTGCCCGCGCTCGATACCGTGATGTTCGCCCCGCCCACCAAACTGGAGGTCTGAGGCACCGAAAACTGCACCGACTGACCGCCACCACCCGCAGTCGAGCTGCTGATGGTCAAGGCCCCACCCTGCACGTTCATCACCACCGTGCCACTGGTGTAGGTGGTGTTGCTACCGGCTACAGCGACGCCTCCCCCACCACCACCGGCCGTGATCCACGCCGGCACGCTCAGGGTCAACCCGTTGCTGTCGAGCGCCCCACCCATCGTGGAGCCCGCAATGGTCGAGGTGGAGAAGTTCGACCCCACCTGGGTGAAGGAGGTCGAGGCCGGAGCCGATATGATGATCGACCCTGCCGAATTGCCCACACTGATGATCCCGGCACCCGCCAGAATCATGCTCGATTGCGGATAGCTCGAGCTGGATGTCCCCGTGGTGTTGCTGGCCGCATAGATCCCCACCGTGGAGATCTGCGCCGCTACCGAAGCGGTCAACGTACCCGTGTTGGCACCGCTTACGATGCCAAAACTCACCCCATTGGCGTTACTGAAGGAGAGCGCCCCAACCGTCTGGTTCTGCCCTCCCATCAGACTGCTGATGCCCGTCTGCGCACCACCCACAGCAGCCACCGAAGCGGTCATGTTCCCGGCCCCATCAAGGCCGAAACTCACCCCGTTGGCATTGCCAAAGGCCACCGTGCCGGTGTTCTGGCTGTTCGCCCCAGCCGATATGACCGCTCCACCCCCGCCAAGGGGGCGCAGCAGCCCGTCAGGGCCGACAATCCCAGTATCGTTCGTCCCACTCCAGCCTACATTCAGAAACCCACCTGGGTTCCCGCTGCTTTGGGTGGCGGGCCCTTTAGTGGGTGTCGTCATGCTTGCCGTCTTCCTTCAGGAAGAAGCGGGGCACGTAACCTTCGAGCTTGTCTCCTGCCGCATGGGGATCAATGCCGCTCGCCACGTTCTCGCTCGTCCGATACTGCTCAACCGCACTGGTCCTCACCGCCATGGCGGCGGGCGACTGATCGGGGGTGGCACTCTGGAGGCATTCGATGGCTTCCCGCTCGAGCTCGGTTCCACGTGGAACAATCTCCATTGGATTCACCGCCTGAGCGACCACGACATTCTCCACCCATCCCTCGATCTTGTTGCCAGCCGCCCCAAGTGCCATCGCCTGGGCACTGTTGCCTTTCACCTCGAGACTGTCCTGGATATTCACAGCCCCTACCGCCAGGGGCAACGCGGGTGGACGCTCGCTTTGCGGGATCGGGTACTCATAGCTTCCCCGATCCTGCTGCGTCGGCCGCGTCGGCAGATCCTCATACCCAGAGGTCGAATTGACCATCGCTAATAGTTACGCATCACGAAGGCGAAGTTCCCGCCCAGTGCCGCAGCACCCGTCTGGTTGATGGCCGTGACCGGAGCGGTGTTCGGCAGAGCACCTGTGGCCGCCGAGTACACGCCCCACCCGCCCACCAGATTGGTCGAAGCGTTGGTCGTTCCATTGAGCTCGGCATAGTTGGTCGCCGTCTGGTTGGTCAGCGCCGCCTGGATCGACATCGACCAGGCCAGAGCCGTGGTCGACAGACCCACGCTCGCGTTGGTCGTCGAGAGGCCAAAGGCCACCAGATACTCGCCCGGGAGCATGTTGATCGCCACCGGGACCGAGATCGGACGGATCGCCGCACCCTGCAGCTGCGTGCTACCGGCAGTGTTGGAGGCCGCCGTGAAGCTCACGGTCTGGGAGCCCGCCGACAACAGCGAAATGGCGTTGGTGGAACCGGCCGTGTTGGTGCTCACGAACGTCTGGTAGATGCCGCCGATAGCGGTTGCCAGGAATGCGCCCGTGTTCGTGGTCGCCGAGCTCGCAATCGCCATGTTGAACAGCGCATCGAGGCGCGAGGCCGTCACCGGATACGCGCAGTTGTAGTACTGGAAGGACAGGGTACCGTTGCCGAAGGCCGCCCCGTTGGTGAAACCAATGGGGTAGACAATGCGCTGCAACGGCCCGGTCGAAACGTAAAGTTCCGTGTTCGGAATGCCCGCTACTGCGGGGCCTGGATTTGCCATCTTCGTAAACTCCTAAGGGGTTGATTTGACCGCGCGTTCGGCCGCAGCAGCTGTCTCTTTCGCCAGCTCCTTGTGATGTGCGGCCTCGGCGTGGGTGTTCATGATCTGTGCAGCAGCGCCGATTTCGGCCACTGCAATGGAGGCTTGAGCCTTGGTGTGCGTGTCAACGAGAGCCGTGTGCGATCTCACAGCGGCATCATGAGCCTGGGTGTCCGTCTTCAACCGTTCCTTAGCGAGTTCAGTCTGCATCCAACCCTGTTCAATCGATCCTTTGTACTTGATCTCCAGCTGCGCCTTCTGCAACTCCTGCTGAAGTTGTTGCATCTGCTGCTGCATCGCGGAGACCACGTTGCGGGCCTGCTCGGGCAGTTCCGCCATAATCTTTTCCATCCCCTCGGGGGTCTGGGGCATGAGCCTGTCTGCGAGTTCCTGAGCGCCCACGAAGTCCAGCGAGCGCAGGAACACATCGGCCCCGACCTTGGCGATGATCTCCCCGACCGGGGTCTTCATCAGATCCAGCATCATGTCGGCCGACTCAAGACGCTTGGTCTCGTAGCCCGGGCCCGTGTCCATCACCACATCGTAGCGGCCTACCGTGACATCGTTCTTGATCTTGTCGACGGTTGGGTCACGCTGATTGAGGGCAACCACGCTCGGGGTTCCATCGTCCCCGATGATGCGCTGCATCCTTTCCTCACTGTAGTAGTGGGGGATGAGATCCAGTAGGACACGCCCGGTGTGGCAAATGGCCCGCGTCTGGTTGTCGTAGTACTGGAAGTGGCCGATGTCACTGAGCGCAGCACGTTCGCGTAATGCCTTTCCACTGACCACTTCTCCAGGTTTGTCCTGACCGGGTTCGTGCGGCATACCGGCGAGAGCCATCAAGTCTTTGGCTGCGGACTCTGCGGCGTTCACGAACCCGGCAGGAATGGCCACCGGCTCAACCCGCATCGGAGGGGGCAGCGGGGTCTTAGACCCGTCCGGCTGCTCGATGAAAGCAGGGTTGTAGGTCAGGTGGGAGTAACTCTTCTGGTTGGCATCGTTCCACTCGGGATGCCCCTCGAAATGGTCTGTGGTGCCAATCCACGGGGCCAGGGACGAGAGCGCTATGACCTCCGTCTCCTTGGTGCGCCAGTAGTTGTACATGCGGGCGGCATCGATCATGTCCCGCACCATGCCACGGCGTCTGACCTGGCCGTTCAGGTGTAGGACGTTCCCTTCGCACCGGATGATCGGTATCCACTGACCCGGGAGCTCGATGTGCTGCACGACGCTAGATCCGTTGAGGCGAAACCACTCAACCTGACGACGGTATGTGGGACGGCGAATCTCATCGCCTCGGAGGTTCCGCGCAACCGTGAGGCCAGCAGCAGTAAACGCATCCTTTGAGCGGTTGTAATCAGAACCAAACATGGAGCGTCCATCAGATAGTTTGAGGAGCACATCCTTGCGCTTGGCAATGCGGAAGTACTCGGCAAGCCGGATCTCTTCCTTCGTTTCCCAGTCGGCAAGTTGATCTCCTGCAGCCCCCTCACGCCACTCGCTCTGCTCGTCCTTGGGGTATTTGCGCTGATACTCAGAGCGCTTCATCTTCTCGGAGAGGATGCACCAGTCCATGTCCTCCCCAGCCGGCAGGATGGCCGCAGGGTCCATGTACACCGTGAAGGTATTGGGGATGGCCATGAGCTTGAGCTCCTGCTCGAAGCTCGACTCATCGATGTACTCGGAGAGGATCCGCCAGTACCCCCAGCCGATCTTGACCGCGCTCTCACCACCCGTGTCATAGGCCGTGGCACCATCGGAGCGCGTCTCGATGTGACGTATGAGGCCGCCAATCTTCTTGGCCAGGTCGATATCGGCCCCATCACCCACCGGATGCACCTTGATCCGGGGGCGCTGCTGGCGCATGTTGTTGACCACGCGCTTGACCATCGTGCGGGTGTGGTTGATCGTCAGCGTCGGTCGCCGTTGGACCTTACGCATGTTGTAGAGGTCGTCAGGCCATTGCTGGCCGTCCTCGAACTCCAGATCCTGCACACCACGGATGCGATTCTCGCCCTCGGCTTCCTGGCAGATCCTCAAACGCTCTGCGGCCTCGGCAAAGACAGCCGCATAGTCCTTGCTGTCTGCGGGCTGGTTGTCGGAGCGTTCGGGCGATAAAGGCATCAGCTACTCATCCATCCTAGTCCATCGTGGTTGGGACGCTGGCTCATCATCGGTTCAGCCTTCTTGATCTTGGGCATCTCAGGGGCTCGCGCATGTTCCAGTCCTCTGCCAATGAGTGAGCATACATCCACGCCATCGTCATACTTGCCCGCTGGGAAGCGCATCAGCTGGCTCATCAAGTCCGGCAACCATGGAGCGGTAGAAGGTAGGAATACATTGCCCATTGCACAGCGCGCCTGGAAAGGACGAGCGCGGACCACTTTGTCCGCAATGCTTGCAACCCATTCGAGCCGGCACGGCACCCGTCGCTCTTGCATACGCTTCTTCAAAAAGGGCTCGATAGCTTTGCGTATCGGTCCTGATTCCCCAAACCATATCAACGGGGAATACTGGCCGATCAAGTCGCATTGCTTTTCGATCCATACGTTACTCGCCGCTTGCCCCCGCCACCAATCGACCAGGTACAGGTCACCGTTGTAGTCCAGCCCAAAGATGCCGTGCTCCGTGTAATCCCCACCGCCCTCGGTAACCGCGTAGTCGCTGGCCCCGTAATAGTGCATGTCCTGGGGAGCGCTTCGATACTCGTTGAACCACTCACGCTTGAAGTAGTCACCCTCGTCAGGGGCTGGGTCTTGCTGGTAGAGCGCGTTCCAAGCCCGGTTATCCATCTTGGCCGTCTGAACCATCTCATCGGTGAACCACTCGGGCCATAGCCGCTCTCCGGGTTGTCTGCCCAACGGATCGTTGTTCACCGCTTCCATGGGCAGCTTCAAGATGTCCCACCGGTTGTACTCCCGCTCGAGGATGCGACCGGATAGATCATCCTCGTGCCAGCGAGTCTGGATGACGATCTGGGGCGCATTGGGAAGCAATCGGGTGAGGAAGTCGTTGAGATACCAATCCCAATGCTTCTCTCGCACTCGCTCGCTATCGGCTTCCTCGCGGCTCTTGACAGGATCGTCGATGAGCCCAAGACCCGCCCGGCGCCCAGCGATAGCCGATCCAATACCCGCTGCAAAGAACTCTCCTCCGCGTTCGTTCTCCCAACTTCCCGCACTGCGCGTGTCCTCTCGACACCCGAACCCAAACACGTTCCGATAGCGCTGGCTGCTGACGATGTTGCGGGCACGCCGACTGAAGCGCTCGGCCAGCTCGGTGGTGTTGCTCACCCCCAGGATCGGCGTGGTCTCGTGCTGCCCCATGTAGTAGGGGGGGAACAGCACCGAGGCATAGGTGCTCTTGGCAGAGCCTGGGGGCATCCACACCATCAAGCGGTGGATATCCTTGCGGGTGATCGCCTCAAGCCGCTCGATCAGCAAGCGATGATGGGCACTCGGGTCCGGGGAGATCCCCAGGTACTCAATGAAGCTCGCTAGGCTCTGGCTCGCTGCCAGTCGGCTGCGCTTCTCTTTCAAGAGCAGCAATTCGTCGGTCGAGCTCGTCTGTGGGGAGGTCTCTGACATCTGCGTTAGCCGTTAGATCCTTGTATTCCACCTGGCTCAGATCAGGCAGTGACTTGCGTAAAAGTCCAAGCGCAGCAGTGACTTGCGTTGCACTCATGTCCACTGTACCAAGTGCATGATCCGTAAGGCGTCGCATCAACTGACTGGTGCGGATGCGCTGGCGTACGATTTCGGGGTGTGTGAGGTGCTTCCTAACGGCCATTGACGCCCCAGCGCTGGAAGACGGGTTCATAGGGCTGTACCTGCGAGAGCGCCGCTCTGTGGCCCTCTAGGGCACCCAGGCGAGCGTTCAGATCCAGTACCGCGTTACCGAGCTCCTGCACCTTCTGCTCGAGCTCGATGATGCGCTGCTCCTGGGGTGGGCGGCCTTTGGGTTTCACGTGGAACATTCCTCTGCTATCACTGCAATACGCTGTCGATGTACATCTGAGCCAATCCGCCATTAATTTCGTGGATCGTCTTCGATGCTATGCCCATCGTCCAAGATCTACCCTTTACGATATCGCTGATCGTTAAGGGACTCACTCCGTGAATACGCGATAGTTTCCTGATTGATAAGCCAGCTTCGTGGCGTTCACGAATATCAATCACCGCTTCTTCGGTCAATCGGGCTAAGTGAGACCTGGAGCCGTGGGTATGGGTACCGTGTTTCTTTCGATCCCCATGGTTCTCTTTCTGCGTAGCCCAGCGCAAATTCGAATAATGGTTGTTCGTGCGAGTCCCATCGTTGTGCGCAACGATATGCTTCTCGCTTGGAGCTGGACCATGGAAAGCCATGGCGACCAATCTATGGACGCGCATCATTTTGGGCTTCGCTCCGGGGCGAGCCAATGTGACGTCCAAATAGCCATCGCCATCTGGCGTGGCCTTTAAAGTCTTTGGTTCATGGCCGTTCTGCCCAAATATGACGCGCTTTACTTCGCCATACTCGCTGATCGAATAGGCCTCATAACCTGGAATCGGTCGCCATTCAATCATCGCGTTCTTCGATAAGTGCGACATCTTTCTCAGTGCAAATTATATGGTCTAACCCATTGATCTGCAAATGAGGAAACAGGTATTCGCCCAATTCCATTCCGCCAACCTGAACAATATCTCCGACCGCTACTTCAGTGGGTCTGAAGACTTTAGACTGCTTGATGGCTCGCCAAGGTTTGCCATCCTTGGTACCCCTGTAATGTAAATTCGGGGCGATCCCGGGCCCAATCGCTGCGACTCTCCCGCGAACGCAACCCTTCCATTCCGCGACAATAGTCTCGCTGAGCTTGAGGGGGAGGACTTCGAGGATGAGCTGGTCACGGAGCGGCCGGATACTCTCGGTGGGCAGGATAGCGTTGTACGCTTTGTCATGAAGCCGTTTGCCATCAATGCCGGGCATTCTTGCGCTTCCGCCTGTATTCGCTGTAGGCCACAGCCGCCCGCTGGCTCTGCTTGGGGAAGGACTTCTCCCCCTCCTTGCTGCCCATGTAGCGGCTCACAAAGCCCTGCAACGACTCGCCCTTCTCAGGGTTTGGGGGCGCCAAGGTTGCTCCGAGCGTGATGCGCCTGGTTTTCGCTGATGATCTCGAACTTCCCGCCGTTCGATGAGCCCTGCACCTTCTCCTGGCGCTTCATCACTTCAGCGACCTTGCGCGCACCCTCGTTGACCGTCATGGCCTCATGCTCTCGGCCCGAACTCGTGTTGGCACGCTTCATCGCCCTATCCCCCTTCGCCACGTGTTCACGTTCGACCGATCCGTCACATCCGGAATCCCAAACCGCATGGCATTACCGGGGTTTGGAATCCCAGAAGGGGGCGCAGGGCCCACCGGAGGCGGGCCACCTGGGATGGAGAGCGGGATTCGCTGAGGGGCCGCCATACCCACAGGGGTTGGCGTGATCGCGGCACTGGGGCCTCCCAAGGGGCCCGCACCGGACATCGGACCGAGGTAGGGCATCATGTTACTTGTGCTGCGGGCTGCGCACGCGAGAGTGATCGGTGCATTCCGAGTCCTTGGGCATCCGGAAAACCACGCCGCCTTGATGGCCGCGCTCGCCGGCATGATGCTGCTCGATGCCGGAGACCGAGTTTGGATGGCCGCTCTCACGCGCCATGCCCTTCTCGCTCGCCTTGTTCTCACCTTTGGCCATGTGAAATCTCCTGCAGAGGGGGGTATCGCACAGATTTTGGCGACACTTTTTGAGTCTTTTCCTTCATACCATGCGGATTGTGGTAAATCAAGGGGTTAGTGCCTAGTTCGGTATGCACCGCCCAAATGGACTGCTCGAGCTGCAAACAGTAGCGATTGAACGTCCAACTGTACTGGCGCATGAATTGCTTTGTAGACCAGCGCCAGCAGTATTTGCGGATGATGATGCTCCGGTGTTCGTTCTCGATGTGGCATACCGCAACATCAACAGACGAAAGCTCGGGATCAGGATCGGATTCGCTATAAAGTCGGGTTTTCAGCGCCCGCTCCCCGAACATCGGGGACATCGTGGGCAATCCCAGGTGTATCGATCCCCAACTGCCCCACTTGGATAGCAATAGGTGAGTGCCGAGGATGATCTTGTTCATCGCTGCTCCCGCCACACGTTCACAGCTTCAATAGCCTCGTTGGGCGTACGCCAGATCCGGTACGGCCTGCCGAATAGCTCGCAACTGGAGATGAAGGCCTTCTGCCCTGCGGTGAGCTTGCCCTTGGCGACTTTGATCTCGACGGGCGTCCATGCGCCTAGCCACACCCACAGGTCAAGCGGGCCCGCTTGCACGTAGTAGACGCCCGCTTGCTCAAGAGCCTGCAAAATGACCGGTTCGTTGGCGTCCCTGTGGTTGTAGCGGCTCGCCCGTCTGTTCACACCGCCTCCTGTGCCCGCTTCTCGATGCGCGACAGAGCCGCAGCCATCACTTCGTTCCATGCGCGCTTTTGCTGCTCCACAGGCACTCCGGCGCCGATGTCGTCAACCTCGCGATCCTCCACCCAGGCGCGCTTGTGCTCGAGCAATATGCGCGTATCGGCTTCGTCAAAGTGCCGATGCAAGCCCAGAGTCTGCCGCATCACGAAAGCGTACAGGTGCTGGTTACCCTCGATCTCCCACTTACTGAACGTGGGCCCCGTAATGCGTGGCAAGGGACTGTGATCCTCAAACTCCCGCGCCTGGTGGCACATCGACAAAAACTGCGGCAGGCTCGGTACATGCTCCGCACCAGAGCGCGTGAGCTTGTCAACCCCGTTCCTCAACTGCGCGTCCGTCAGGTGCGAGAGCGCAGCCGACCACTCGGCAGGAGCCTGCAGGCCGAAGCGCCGCTTAACGCTATCCACCCCGAACAGGGCGCACAGGGCCCGCCAGAGTTGTTCCGTGCGGTTCGGCCTCGAATATTCGCCCTGATCCATGTTCCTTTCCTCCGTTGAGTCGTTCCATCGCTTCCCAATC